ACTAATGTTAGTTAAACCTGACAACTGGAGTTTCTATTCTCAACCAGGTGCAATGAAAGTTATGACTGATGAGAAAGGTGAACTTAAAGGTTATGAACCTAACAACCTTGCTGAAAATCAAAAAAACTTAACTCCCAAATATTATTCAAATATTATTAGAGGTAAAACAAAAGGATGGATTGATGTTTATGTTTTAAATAAACTTGGATCTATTGAAGAAGGAAAACCTGTCTATTCAAACTTCAAAGAAGAATTACATACATCAACAGAAACATTAAAGTTAGTAGAGAAGCAACCTATCTATATTGGTATTGACTTTGGATTAACACCTGCTGCTGTCTTTGGTCAAAGACTATCTACAGGTAGATGGCATATCTTACAAGAGCTAGTATGTTTTGATATGGGTGTTGTAAGATTTTCTGAATTATTAAAAAATGAAATAATTAGATCTTATAGAAATTATGAAATAAATATATTTGGAGATCCTGCTGGAGATTTTAGATCTCAAACAGATGAGAGAACTCCATTTCAAATTATGAGGCAGTCAGGATTAAAAGCAATACCTGCTCCATCAAATGATGTAGCTTTAAGAATAGAAGCTGTAGATGCTGCATTAAGAAGACTCCTTGATGGTAAGCCAGGATTCTTATTAAACAAACAATGTGTTACTTTAAAGAAAGGATTTAATGGTGGATATCATTACAGAAGGATGCAAACATCTGGTGATCGATATGATGAGAAACCTTTTAAAAATAAATATTCTCACTGCCACGATGCATTACAATATTTAATGTTGGGAGCTGGAGAAGGTGCAGCTTTAATTTCAAATAAAAAAAATAATAAGACTATTATAGCTGATAGACATTGGGATGTATTTGCTAAACATAAACAAAAAAGGAATAGAAAATGGGATATATTCAGAAGGAATGGTTAGTATATTTTTATGAACACGAACATCATATAGAAGATGATTGGTTATTCTTTTTAAAAAAAGGATATAAACATTGTGGAGCTATGGGTTATGATCCTAAGCATAATATATGGACTAATCTAGAATATACCCACGATGGAATTAGATGTAGTCATTTAACTCCTGCTGAAGCTAATAACCTAATTAATTACTTTTATGATTATAAAATGCTTAGATGTCCTGTTAAAAACAATTGGCAGCTCTTAAGAATTAAAGATGTTACCTGTGTAAGCTGGGTTCAAAGACTTATTGGATTCTATCAATGGTGGATCTTTACCCCATACCAATTATATTGTGCGTTGAAAAAAGCTGGATATAAGTCATTTTACGAAGAAATTAAGGATCCAAATGCCAAAGAAAAAGAAAAATAGAACACACGCAGAAATAATCGAGGAGATTAGAGAACTTCACGATCAAGAAGAACAACTTCTTGATGAGCTTGAAGATACTTGCTGTAGTGTTGCAGATAAAGCTTTTAATAAAAGACTGGAGGATGAATAATGAGTGATAAACTTAAAAATACTTGGACTACAATTAAGACCGTTATTAATAAAGCGTCTGAAAATGTTGGTGAAGGTATGAACAAATCGGCAAAAACAGGTTTCGGAATTTATCTTGATGTCAGTAAAAAAGGCATCAAAATAAAAAAACAAGAAAAACCTAAAAACTTTAAAGGATATTAATAATGGGTAGTATATTTAAAAAACAAGAACCACCTAAAAGAGATCCAAGACTAGACGCTGAATTAGAAGCTGCTAGAAAAAGAGAAGAAGACAGAAAAAAACAAGCTGAAGCAGCTCAAAAAGAAAGAGAGTTTGCTTTAGGAATGGGTTGGACTGGTTCACGATCTCTTTTTGGAAAAGCTGGTGGTCGTGGCTATTTTGACGAAACATAATTATGGCATACATAGATGTAGCTGATCAACCTGATGTTAATTCAGAAGAAAAGGTTGTTCACTTAATAAAAAAATTTAAAGAAGCTAAAGATCTTAAAGATCATTGGAAAGCTAAATTTGAGGAAGCATATGAATATTGCTTACCTAATAGAGAATCATTTTATACAGAATCACCTGGAGATAAAAGAACAGATAAAATATTTGATGAAACTGCTGTAGTAGGTGTACAAGAGTTTGCATCAAGATTACAAGCGGGTATTACTCCTACCTTTGCTAGATGGGCAGACTTTCAAGCAGGTTCTGAAATACCTGAAGAAGCTAAACCACAAATCAATTTAGAATTAGATACAATAACAAATTATGTATTTGAAGTAATACAACAATCAAACTTTAATCAAGAAGTACACGAATCATTTATGGATCTAGCTGTTGGTACTGGAGTTATGCTTGTTGAAGAAGGTGATGCAATTAATCCAGTTAAATTTACATCAGTACCATTACCAAGAGTTTATTTAAACTCAGGGCCTGATGGAAGAATAGATACAATTTATAGAGTAAGAAAATGCAAACCTTCTGAAATACATAAGCTATATCCTAAAGCAAATGTACCTGAAGACCTTTTAAAAAGAACAAAGAAGTTAGATATTATAGAAGCTGTCTATAAATCATATGATGAAAAGAATGTAGAAAAACATAAACTATGTGTTTTCATTGAAAATCCTAAAATAATTTTATTAGAAGAAATATATAACGGAATAGGATCTAATCCTTATTTAGTATTTAGATGGAACAAAGCATCTGGAGAAACTTATGGTAGAGGCCCAATCTTTAATGCAATGGCAGCTATTAAAACTTGTAATCTTACAATTGAATTAATTTTAGAAAATGCTCAAATGTCAGTTAGTGGAGTTTATACATTTGAAGATGATGGAGTTATTAATCCAGAAAACATTTCATTAGTACCAGGATCTTTAATACCTATAGCTCCAGGATCAAGAGGACTTGTTCCAATACAAGGAGCTGGTAATTTTGATGTAGCTCAATTAGTTTTATCTGAGATGAGAGCTAATATTAAAAAAGCATTATATATGGAAACTTTAGGAAAACCTGAAGGAACTCCAATGACAGCAACAGAAGTTTCTGAAAGAATGGCAGATCTATCTAGACAAATAGGTTCCTCTTTTGGAAGACTTCAATCAGAATTTATTCAACCTTTATTAAGACGAGTAATAAGAATTTTATCTGAACAAGGTAGAATAACTATACCACAAGTGAATGGTAGAGAAGTAAAAATAGTAGCAAGATCTCCATTAAGTCAAGCTCAACATTTACAAGATGTTGCAGATGTAAATAGATTTAATGAAATCATTGCTGCTACTTTTGGGCCACAGATGATTAATCTGATTGTAGATCAAAATGCTACAGCTAAATACTTAGCTGAGAAAATGAATCTACCTGAGAAGTTAATAAGAGATGAGTCAGAGCAAAAACAAATTGTTCAGCAAATGTCACAACTAGCACAAGCACCTGAAGGACAAGCAGAAGCTGCCCCTACAGCTCCTATGCCTAATGGTGCATTACCTGGACAATCTTAATGAGTTGGGATTCAATAAAATCAAAAAAGCCTGAACCTATAAAAAGTATAGATGGTTATGTTAGATCTCCTGGAACGGAGATTAAACTTAACAAACTTTTTGCAGGTTTATTTAAAAACGAAGATGGAAAAGAAGTTATGAAATATTTAAAAAGCATAACTACTGAAGCTGTTGCTGGGCCTAATATAGACAGTAATGCTTTATTTCACATTGAAGGAATGCGATTCCTTGTAGGTATCATTCAAACACGCATAAAAAAAGGAGAACAAGATGGCGGAAAATGAAACAAATCCACAACCAGAAAATACTCAAGAAGTAACTAATAAACCAGATTACATTCAAGATAAGTTCTGGGATAAGGATGGAAGTAAAGTTAATGTTGAATCATTAGCTTCTAGTTACAATGCGTTGGAAAAAAAGTTTAGTCAGAAAGTAGAGGATTTAACTAAGACTATTAAATCTGATTTAGATACTGAAAAAACTAACAATGCTCCACAAGAATATAAATTAAATATTCCTGATGTCGGCCCAACTAAAATTAATGTCGATAAAGATATGGAGATAGTCCAATGGTGGGAACAAACAGCTAAAACAAATCATTTTACACAAGATCAATATGATCAAGGTGTAAAAGCTTTTGTGGAACACGCTTCTAAAAATTTACCTAATCCTGAATTAGAAATGCAGAAGTTAGGAGATAATGGTAAAGCTAGAGTAGAAGCAGCAGACCTTTGGAGTAAGAAACACTTATCACCAGATGCTTATACTGCTGTTCAAAGAGTAGCAACTACAGCAGAAGGTGTTAAAGCTGTTGAGGAATTGATGAAGTTAAATCAAGCAACTTCAATGCCTACAGCTCAAACAGCTATTGAAACATCACCCTCAAGTGATGATTTAAGATCTATGCTTAATGATCCAAGGTACTACGATAGTGCTAAAAGAGATCCAGCATATGTTAAACGAGTAACAGAGCTGTATGAGAAGACTTACAAAGCAAAACAAGGGTAAAACAAAATTTACTTTTAAAAGGTTAAATAAACCCATAAAGTGGCTTGACTGTGTATCTCAAACAGGTTGGATTAGTTCCCAAGAAATTGAAGATGCTAGACCAGCTAATTGCATAACAAGCAACTTTTGGGTTTATAAAGATACTCCAAAATATATTACATTATTCGGTACATACTCTTATGATGAAAAGGGAGAGATAGAATTTGGAGAAGTTATCACTATACCTAAAAAGTGGGTATAATGTGCGTTGTTTAAAATCATTCTAAAATTTATTTTAGCTACAAGACCTGAGAAATGGCAATGTTAGCCCTTAGTTGGAAAACTAATAATACATTTTGCAGACAATCGGATTAATGTATAACAACTAACAAAAGGACATAATACAATGGCAAGTTCAATAACAAACGCCTTTATTACTCAGTTCGAAGCAGAAGTTCATATGGCTTATCAGCGTATGGGTTCAAAGCTAAAAAACTTAGTAAGAACTGTCAATGGAGTTAATGGATCTACTGTTAAGTTTCAGAAAGTTGCAAAAGGTTCTGCAAACACTAAAGCAAGACACGCTGAAGTGGTTGCAATGGATCTAGCTCACAGCAATGTGACAGCAACTTTAACTGATTACTACGCAGCAGATTATGTTGACAAACTTGACGAATTAAAGGTTAACATTGATGAACGACAAGTTGTGGCTCAATCAGCAGCATATGCACTAGGCAGAAAAACTGACGAAGTGTTAATATCTACTCTTGATTCAGCAACTTCAATTGCAGCCAATGTCAATTCTTCAGCAACTGGGATGACTCTCATTAAAGCTAAGAATATGATGGAGGTGTTTAATGGAAACGATGTTCCTGATGATGGTCAAAGATATTGGGTAGTAGGGCCGAAACAATGGTCTGATCTTTTATCTGTTGATCAATTTTCTAGAGTTGAATATGTAGGGCCTGATCAACTTCCATTCCCTGGCGGAATTACTGCTAAGAGATGGATGGGCTTCCTATTCTTTGTTCACTCTGGATTATCTTTATCGGGATCTGACAGAAAAAATCTGGCATTCCATAAATCAGCAATTGGCTGTGGTATCGGGTCAGATGTACGGACTGAAGTTAACTACATTCCAGAAAAAGTTTCACACCTAATTACTTCTATGATTTCATTAGGTTCAGTGGAAATTGATGGTGATGCAGCGAGAGTTCAGCTTTGTACAGAATAATAAAAGGAGATAAATAAATATGGCTTATGAAACATCAAATCCTGTGAAAAAAATTTCACAGATGGGCCCTAGCAATTCTCTTTGGTATTATACTGACGGAGATGCTATCGGCACAATAGATAATGCAGATTACTTTATAGCGGATTATAATAATTTCGCTGTAGGTGACATTATAATTGTAAATAGCGGAGGTAACGCAGCTGTGGACATACTTTTAGTAACTGTTCAAGATGGCGGAACTAACCTAGATACAGTCGTTCTAGCGTAAAGCTTAGATATAACTTGGGCGAAGAAATTCGCCCAGGTTACTGATAAAAAAGAAAAATTATGGCGACAACAAAAGTAGATATCTGTGCAAGAGCATTAATAATGGTGGGAGCTTCACCTATTTCATCTTTTTCAGATGGAAGTACAGAAGCACTTGTCGCATCAAATGTTTATGAAGATATAGTAGAAGCATCTCTATGTAGAAGTAGATGGAGATTTGCTACAACACAAAAACAAATTTCATTATTAACTAGTACTCCTACAGGTAGATATGATTATGCATATCAAATGCCTACAGATCCTGCTGTATTACAAATCAATACAATCACTGTTAATGATAATATTATTCCATATGAAAGATATCAAAATTATATTTATGTAAATGGATATGGATCTAACAATAAATTAATAATGGATTATATTTATAGAGTAGGTGAAGAATACTTTCCTGCTCATTTTAAATTAGCTTTAGAATATCAATTAGCATCAGTATTTGCAGGTTCAGTAGCTAGAGATAATGATATGATAAAATCATTTATTGAATTAGCTGATAGACAATTTTTAACTGCTAAACACATAGACTCTGTTGAAAGAACCAATGCAAAATTTGATCTAAGTAGATACAAAAATTTAAGGTTATCAACAAGAACTAGTGGATAGCAATGCCAAGAACTATAAATACAGTACAAACCAATTTTTCATCTGGAGAATTAAACCCATTACTAGCAAGTAGAACTGATAGTAAAGCATATTTCGAAGGAACTAAATCTTGTAGAAATTTTGCTTTATTAGCTGAAGGTGGTTTAATGAGAAGACCAGGTACAACATATTTAGCTACATTACCTGCTGAATGTAGATTAATTCCATTTGTATTTTCTGATGATGAAGTAGCTATTATTGTATTATCTAATAATAGACTAGATGTTTATGATACAAGTGGTACAGCTATTACATCAAACTATACAACTAATTGTAATTGGACAACTGCTCAATTATTTGAATTAAATTTTACTCAATTTGCAGATACTATTTTTGTAACTCATAGAAATAATGCAATTAGAAAAATATTTAGAGAATCAGCAACTTCATTTATAGTTAATACATTTGATTGGGCAACTCATTCTTCTGGCTATCCAATATACCAACCATATTACAAGTATGCAGCATCCTCTACAACTTTAACTCCATCTGGAACAAGTGGATCAATTACAGTTACTGCTAGTGCAAATACATTTACTAATTCTTGGATAGGATTAAAACTACGACACAAAGCAAAAACAATGACAGTAACAGGTTATACAAGTGCTACACAATTAACTTGTACAGTTAATGAAAATTTAACAGATACAAGTGCAACAACAGAATGGGATGAACAAACATTTTCAGATTTAAGAGGATATCCTCAAGCAGCAGCTTTCCATCAAAATAGATTTTGGATGGGAGGAAGTAAAGGAAGACCTGCTGGTATATGGGCATCGCAAACAGGATCTTATTACAATTTTTTTGTAGATGATTCAGGAGATACAAAAGCAATTGATGTAGATATATCTGGAGAAAAAGTTAATGAAGTAAGACATATGATTTCTACACGAAGTCTTCAAATTTTTACTGATGGTGGAGAATATTATGTACCAACTACAACAACAACAGCAGCTATTACTCCAAGTAATGTTACTTTAAAACAACAAACACCTTATGGAATAAATAGAGCAGCTCCTCAACAATTTGATCAAGCTACAGTTTTCTCTCAAAAGACAGGAAAAATAATTAGAGAATTTGTATGGAATGATATTGAAGATGGTTATAAAGCAACTTCAGTTTCTATTTTGGCAGCTCATTTAGTAGATGCTCCAAAACAAATATCTGTTCAATCAGGTAATTTAGTTAAACCAGAACAGTATGCTTTCTTTTTAAATAATGGATCTGTTCATCCTGGAAAACTAGCTATCTTTCATTCTGTTAGAGATGAAAAAATAGCAGGTTGGACTATGTGGAGTACAAGGGAAAATGATTTATTTCATTCTATTGTAAGTTTAAATGAACATTTAATTGTTGCTGTAAAAAGACAATTAGCTTCAGGAACTGTATATACATTAGAAAAATTTGCTGTTGATGATTCAACAACTTTAGACTGCCAAACAACTACAACATTATCTCAAAGAGGAACTCCTCTTGTAGATGGAGGTTCACAAAGTGGAACTACATTAATAGTAGATGGTTTAACATCATCTCCTGTAGTTAATGAAACATTTACAATAGCTGGAAACGCAACTGAATATACTATACAAGCAGTAACAGATAATTCTGGAGGAGAATATTCTTTGAACTTAAATAAATCTTTAGCTGCAACACCTGCTGATAATGCAGCAATAACTTTTACAACAGGATTTTTACATACTGTAAATTCTTTATATGGAAATAATCAATCTGTTAATGCTGTAATAGGAAACAGTTCATTAGGAACTTATACAATTAACTCAAGTAATCAAATAACTTTAACTTCATCTGCTGGAGCACAAGCAACAGGAGTTAAACTTGGATATAATTATACACCTTCATTAGAAACAATGCCTATTGATAAAGAATTACCTGAAGGCCCATTAACAGGAGAACCAAGAAGAATCTCAAGAGCAATAGTAGATCTTAATAGCGTTTTAAATATGACTATTAAAGCTGCTGATAAAACTGCCAAATCATTAGTAGTACAACAACTAGGATTTACTATTGGCTCTGACCTAATACCTGTAACTGAAAGAAAAGAATTTTATTTTTTAGGTTATAGCAAAGAACCAACAATAACAATTTCTCAATCTGATCCATTACCTATGAAAATCTTGGGAATGACAATGGAGGTAGTATTTAGCTAATGAGTGGTGATCCAATGACAATGGCAATAATAGCCAATACAGCTTTTCAAGTAGCTGGAACTTATTCTGGAATACAAGATGCAAAATTTCAAGCTCAAGTTCAAAAAAATCAATATGAGAATGAAATGAAAATGGCAGAGTTAAAAGCTATACAAGAAGAAAACAATCGTAGAGAATTAGCTGAAGATGAAATAGATGCTAACAGAGCTTATTGGGCAAGTACAGGTTTCTTGGATGACTCTAGAAATTTAATAGGAGCTAATGAATCAGTAACTAAAAAAATGAAATCTGACATACAAGATATAAGAGTTAATTCTCTTGCATTACAAAATAAATATGAGCTTATGAAATTATCTACTGCATCAGCTGCAAAGAATAAAGTCTTTGGAGGTTATGCTAGTATTGGTTCTAGTATGGCATCAGGTTATAGTAATTACGAATTATATAAACAGGG